TATTGCATCTATGTTTTTTAGTAAAGGTGGAGCTGTATCAAAAGGCAGACCAACTATTGTAGGAGAACGTGGTCCAGAATTATTTGTACCTAATCAAACAGGACAAATTACACAATCTGCTAGAGGTGTTGGTGGCAGTCCTGTTAATGTTAATTTTACTATTAACGCTATTGACACAAGAGGATTTCAAGAAGCATTAATACAAAACAGAGGAACAATATCTAATATTATTAACCAAGCTGTAAATGAGAGAGGAGCTAAAAACTTAATCTAATGAGTGGTGCATTTCCAATATCAAGTTCTAAATTTGAAACAATGGGCTTTAAGTCTATACAAAATACTATTATCTCAAAATCAGATAGTGGAAAAAGATTAGCAAGACAAGTAGATGGACAACGATGGGGATTTACAGTTTCTATTATTACAGGAACTAGATCAAGTGTTTATGGAGAGCTGATGGCTTTTATTGTTAAACAAAGAAGTGGTAAAGAAACTTTTACGATTGTTCCTCCAGAATTAGAAGATGCAAGAGGAAGTGAGACAGGAAGTGTTTTAGTTAATGGCAATCAAACAGCAGGAGATACAACGATTGCAATGGATGGATTCGCAGGCGATGGTGCAGGCAGATTTAAAGCAGGAGACTTAATTAAGTTTGCCTCGCACACTAAAGTTTATATGGTGGTTAGCGATGTTACTTCATCAAGTAATGCTGCAACAGTTACAATAGAACCACCATTAGTTGCTGACATAGCAGACAATTCAGGAGTTACTTATGATGATGTTGCTATAACAGTTTTTTTAACAAGTGATATACAGGAGTTTGGTTCTGTTGGTGCAGATAAGGATGGTAATATATTATACAAGTTTGAGTTTGATGTTGAAGAAGCGTTATAATGAAATATTTAGTAAAACATTGGATAAATGTAGATATGATAGCAGAAGAGGTTATTGATGAAAAAGAAATTAATTTTAAAACAAACAACTTGGGTAAATATGAAACACCAAGTCAAAATGCAAAATATATAGTAAGTGATAACATTAAAGTAAAACGGAGAACATACGAGCAACATGACAAGAAGTCTAACATCAGCAGTAAAGACGGAACTAGCAACAAGTGAGCTACGACCAGTACATCTTATTACTATCGGCTTTGGCACTCCTGTTAATATTACAGACTGTTCTTTTAGCTTAACATCTTCGGTATCAGGTTCATCAGTTACTTATACTAAATCAAGTTTTATTATGGGCATCTCTAATTTTACAGAGGAAACAGATATAACAAAACAATCATTAGACTTTACATTATCAGGTGCAGATCAAACTTTTATATCAACTGTATTAAATGAGAATGTCGTTAATGATGCTTTTACTATGTATAGAGGTTTTCTTAATGATAGTAATGCTTTAATAGCTGATCCTTTTTTAATTTACAAAGGCACAATAGATTCATTTGATATTAACGAAACAGAAACAGCGTCTAGTGTTAATTTAAGAATTGTATCTCATTGGGCAGACTTTGAAAAAACAAATGGTCGTAAAACAAACAACACATCACAGCAAAGATTTTTTAGTTCTGATGTAGGTATGAATTTTTCATCTCAAACAGTACAAGACATTAAGTGGGGTAGAGCATAATGGGTTGGAAAAGTATTGGAAAAATTTTTAATAGTGTAACAAAAATAATAACTGCTCCAATTAAAATATTAACAAAAGCATTATCTTGGTTAGCTCCTAAAGTAGATATACCTGATTTTGGTACAACAGATTTTGACGATTTTGAAAAAGGTATATTATTAAATAAACAATCTAACGATGCTTCTATACCTGTTATCTATGGTACAAGAATGGTTGGCGGAACAAGAGTATTTATGGAAACGTCAGGAACAGATAATACTTATTTATACATGGCTCTTGTTTTAGGAGAGGGAGAAATAAATGATATTACAGAAATAAGAGTTGATGACAAAGCAATAACATGGTCAGGAGATTTAGCAGATAATACGCAAAGAACAGTTGGAAGTGGAGATGGTAATTTTTACAAAGATAGTGCTAGTTTAATTACAGTAGAACCTCATTATGGTTCTGACTCACAATCTGCATCTACATTACTATCAACATTATCTAGTTGGGGATCAAACCATAGATTAAGAGGTATTGCTTATTTAGCTTTAAGATTCACTTGGAATCAAGATGCTTTTTCTGGCATACCAAAAGTTCAAGCGGTAGTGCAAGGTAAGAAAGTAGTAGCTTATAATTCAAGTTCAGTTGCACAAACAGCAGCTTTTTCTTCTAACCCAGCATGGTGTTTATTAGATTATTTAACTAACGAAAGATATGGAAAAGGTTTAGCAATAACAGACATTGACATTCCAAGTTTTTATACTGCATCAACTGTAGCTGATACTAATGTTACTCCATATTCAGGTGGTTCAGATATAAATATTTTTGACACAAATGCAGTATTAGATACATCCCAAAAAGTTTTAGAAAATGTAAGAGAACTATTAAAAGGTTGCAGAGGTTATTTACCATTTACAGAGGGTAAATATAATTTAATTATTGAGACAACTGGTTCTGCTTCTATTACATTAACAGAAGATGATATTATTGGTGGTTACTCACTACAAAGTGAAGATAAAGGTAATAAATATAACAGAGTAATCTGTAGCTTTGTCAATCCTGCTAGGAACTACCAAGTTGATGAAGTTCAATTTCCTCCAATAGACGATAGTGGTCTTACAAGTGCTGACCAACACGCAACAATGAAAACTGCTGATGGTGGTTTTTTATTAGAGGGTAGATTTGATTTTAAAACATTAACATCTCCTTACCAAGCAGAAGAGATGGCAGAGATTATATTAAGAAGATCAAGAGAAGCATTAAAATTAAGTATTACTTGTGGTGGCGATGCTTATGATTTAGCTATTGGAGATATAGTAGCAGTAACACATAGCTCATTAGGATTTAGTGCAAAAAATTTTAGAGTTGTTGCCATGACATTTAATGAAGATTACACAGTTACTTTATCACTTATTGAACATCAAGATTCACATTATACTTGGGCATCAAAAGAAGAAGTAGCTTCAACACCAAGCACAACATTACCAAACCCTTTTTCTGTAACTGCTCCAGCATCAGTTACCTTAACTGATGAATTAGTAGAGTATTCAGATGGAGTAGTATTAACAAGATTAAATATACTTGTAGGAGCAAGCACCGATCAATTTGTGCAATACTATCAAGTAGAAGCAAAACAAACATCAGAAAGTGATTTTAAAATATTAGGTAAAGGTACTCAATTAAATTATGAAATGCTTAACGTAGTAGATGATGTAGAATACACAGTAAGAGTTAAATCTATAAATGCTTTAGGAGTTTCATCAAGTTATACATCAGCAACAAGAAAAATAGTAGGTGCAACAGCTACTCCAGAAGATGTATCTACATTATCTGTATCTATGATTGGATCAGATTCTATGCAATTACAATGGACACCTGTTTCAGATTTAGATGTAGAAAATTATTCTATTCGTTATCAAGATGTAACAAGTGGAGCTAGTTGGAACGCATCTACAAATTTAACACAAGTTGTAAGAAGAAAATCTAATAGCGTTACACTAAATGCAAGAACAGGAGCTTTTTTAATAAAAGCTGTTGATAAATTAGGCAACGAATCAGATAATGAAACTATTGTTTATAGTAATATATCAGGACTAGAACATTACTCTGCACCTATATCTACAATAAACGAAGAGACTACTTTTAGTGGAACTTTTGATACTAATGTTGTTAAAGGCATGAATAGTGATGATGAAGAAATAGCAACATTAGATACGATTACATTTTTTGATTCTACAGTAGGTAATTTTGATAGTGCAGAGGGAGACTTTGATTTAGGTGGTACAGATACAACATCTAATCCAACAAACAATACAGCTAACATAGAATCATCAGGATTTTATATTGGAGGTAATACCATCTCTTTAGATGCTATTTATGATGCTACATTTCAAACTACGATTGATATGATAGCAAACGATTTATACGATTTATTTGACTCTGGAAGAGGAGCTAGTTTGTTTGACGATGCTCCTGGTCCTTTTGATGGATCATCAGGTACACAATGTAATGCTTTTTTACAAGTAGGTTCTAGCACAAGTTCATTAGATGATATATCTACTTTTACAGACATTTCACAACAAGCAACAATTAAAGGTAGATATTTTAAATTTAGATTGAAATTAACGAGTGATGATAATAAATCAAGACCAGAAGTAAGTAAAATGCAAATTAAACTTGTTTTAGAAAAGCGTTTTGAAAGTGAAGAGGATGTAGTATCAGGAGCAGGTGCAAAAGCAATTACTTATGATAATGCTTTTTATGCTTCTCCAGCAATAGGTATAGCCGCACAAAACATGGCAACTGGAGATTTTTATGCTATAACAAGTAAAACAAAGACAGGATTTACTATTACTTTTTTCAATAGTTCAGGGTCGGCACAAAACCGAACTTTTGATTATGTTGCAAAAGGTTTTGGTTTGAAATCTGCAAGTTAATGATATAAAAGGAGAATAGGTAAAATATGAGTACAGTATCAGATTATAGTTTAGCAAATCAGGGTTTTAGTGCATTTCGTACAGAATTAAATAATATATTAGGTGCAATAAATACTCACAATTTAGGAACGTCAGCTCCAAGCAGTTTAGCTGCTGGAAGTATATGGGTTGATAGTTCATCAGCAGGAACACACACACTTAAATACTATGATGGTTCAGACAGTATTACACTTTGTGATATTAACACATCTGCAAACACAGTAAATTTTATAGATTCAACAGTAGCATCAGATTTAGTCAATGACAGCTCTCCACAATTAGGAGCAAATTTAGATACAAATTCTTTTAACATTTTAATTGACGATGCACATTTTATTGCAGACGAAAATGGAAACGAACAAATTATATTTCAAACAACAGCATCAGCAGTAAATCAATTTGACATTACAAACGCAGCTACAGGTAATAATCCAATATTTGAAGCAACAGGTGGCGATTCTAATGTTGGTATTGACATTAAACCAAAAGGTACTGGAGAAGTAGTTGTAGGAACAGGAGCAGCAGCAGCTACTGTAACTTCTAAAGGTGCTTTTAATTTAGTTTTAGATACAAACGAGGGAACAAACTCTGGAAACATAACGATTGTAGATGCAGCAAACGGAAACATTCAATTAACACCAAATGGAACTGGATATACAGAACTTGTAGGAAATACAAATCCAGGTGCAATAAGATTTAATTGTGAAAATAATTCACATGGTGTAACAATTAAAGGACCAGCACACTCTGCGTCTGCAACTTACACATTAACTTTACCAACATCAGATGGTAATGCTGACGAAGTTTTAAAAACAGATGGATCAGGAGTTTTATCATGGGGTGTTGCAGCAGGTGGTACATCTTGGCAAGCAATTAAAACATCAGGATTTACAGCATCAGCAGGAGAGGGATATTTTTGTAATACAACATCAGGAGCTTTTACAGCAACATTACCTGCTTCTCCGTCATTAGGAGATGAGGTTACTCTTGTTGATTATGCAGGAACTTTTGACACTAACAATTTAACAGTAGGTAGAAATAGCAAACCAATTATGGGTGCTGCTGAAGATTTAACTGTTGCTGTAGAACGAGCAGGATTAACATTAGTCTTTGTAGATGACACGAATGGTTGGCTATTAAAAGACAAGTAATGGCTAATTATAAAAAGATAAGTGGACAAGCAGTAAAATGCTATGACAGCGATCCACCTACAGCATACCCATCAGCTTGGGAGGGTCAATTATATTACAATACATCAGACGGACAATTTAAATATCAAACTTTAGGTGTAGGAGCTTGGTCTAGTGGTGGTAATTTAAATAGTGCTAGATTTTTACAAGGTGGAGCAGGAGCATCTAATACTGCTGCAATAACTTTTGGTGGAAGAAATCCTAGTTTATCTCCTGGTCCAAACTCAAATTTTACTGAATCTTACAATGGAACTTCTTGGACAGAAGTTGGGGATATGAATCAATCAGCATCTTATTGGGCAGGTATGGGTACAAATACTGCTGCATTAGCAGTAGGAGGTTCTCCACCAGCTACAGCAGGTTATACAGAACAATGGAATGGAAGTGCATGGACTGCTAAAAATGCTTTATCAAGAGGTTCAGCTAGTCCACAAGCAACAACTTATGGTATGGGAAATGGAACAACTACATCAGCATTATTTTATGGTGGTGATGAAGCTGCTAATTCACAAGACCGAACTGAAGAATTTGATGGAACAAATTGGACTGAAGTAGGAGATTTAAATACTGGTAGAGGTTATGGTGCAGGAATTGGTACAAATGCAGAAGAAGCATTATGTGTAGGAGGTTTAGCTCATCCATCAGGTAATCTAGCAATTTGTGAATCTTGGAATGGTAGTGCTTGGACAGAAGTTGGAGATTTAAATACAGGAAGATTGTTATATAATGGTGCTTCCACACAAGCACCAACAAGTGCTGGTATAGTTTATGGCGGAAGAACCATGCCAAATACCAGCAAAGATGAAGCAGAGGAATGGAATGGAACATCTTGGACTGAAACATCAGACTTAACTACAGCACGAAGAGCTGGAGGTGGAGGAGGAACTGAATCAAGTGCAATCCTGTCAGGAGGGTCGCCAAATGGTTCGCCACCTTATTCTAATTCAAATGCTACTGAAGAATGGACAGTATCACACACACTTAAAAAGGTAACAACGAGTTAAAAAATGATGTATAAACAATTAAAAGGAGGAAACTATGGCATATAAATATACTGTTAAAGAAAACTGGGGTAAAAATTTCTTTACTCACGAAGAAAGAAAACAGATGTATCTTGCAGGTCATCCTGGTAATGTTTGGGTTGTTGATGACAATATCTTTGGCGATCAATGGATTGGCAAAATTGGCGGAACACTTAAAACAAAAGAAGAAGCACAAGCTATTGTAGATGGAGAAATAGAATCTGCACAAGCTGATTGGGATGCTTTATCAGATGATGAAAAAGAAAATAATCCAAGACCAGTTAAATACAATCTACCATAAGGAATCTTTTAAATGACAACTTATAAAGGTATAAAAGGATTAGGTATCCAGAACGTTACTACTGATGCTGCAGCTTCACAGGTAACTGGAGGATCATGGTCATCAGGTGGAAATTTAAATTCAGGT